AATCTAAACTTGGTGTAGCGTGATACTTGTAATAACACTTCAAGATTTGCGATACGATCCATTGAGAACTGGGATTATCGAACATCTCTGGTGAGATTACATCGTTGATTGTTTGTAGAAATTCTTTGTGCTTTAAAAGACTGCTTAAAACTTTGATTTGAAATCCCGCTCCGTAAGCGGTAAGTGTATTCAAAACCTTTTTTTCATCCTGCTGCATAACTTGTTTGTTTATTTTTATTTATAATGTTGAATCGTTTTAAAATTATTGAACAACCACGCTTGTATGTTGTTTATAGAATTACCTAAGTTATCCTCATTGTATAATTTTACAAATTCCAGGGAATCCATCTCTTTATTCGGATTAAGTATAAGACTATTTATTTCTTCGAGTGCTTCCGCTGGTATATTAATTTCTTTTAAGTTCATCAATTGCTTATTAATATGAAGCTGTCTCTCAAAAGCAAGTATGCTTGAATGCAGCTTTTTATCTTCTTTTTTACATTTATCTAATATCTCTTCTATGCTCACCTCGTCTTCGCCAGAGAGTTCGGGAAATAACTTAATCAATGTCTTAGAGCCTAAGCCTTTAACTCCAGGGACGTTATCTCCGCTGTCCCCAAGTAGAACTTTCTGTGTTAAGAAGTTTTGAGAAGTGACTCCGTACTCATTAAGCACCATTTGCTGATCGTAGAACTTCTTTTTTGTTGGTGAGAATACTGTTACTCTGTCAGAAACCAATTGAAGATAATCTCTATCTGATGAAGCTATCCACACTTTGCCATCTATTGTTTGAGCCAAATGTCCAATAACGTCGTCTGCTTCAATCTTGTCTATAACTAACAAATCAATAGGTAACAGCTTGAGATACTCTACCAATCTCACTAGTTGAGCTTTCATTGATTCAGACTCTTCTTCGTGATTTTCGTAGGCATCCCAATTAGTTACTCTTGTGTGACCTCTATTTGCTTTGTATTCTGGATAAAGATACTTCTTGTTTGTAGAATTACCTTGTCCATCGAAAACTACTATGACTCTAGTGGGCTTAACGAGACCCATCATATAAGATAGCGATCTCAAGAATCCCGTTAATCCACCGATGGGATTTCCAGAGATATTTATGTGTCTTATTACGGCAAAACACCTTAAAAATGTGTTCAATCCATCAAGGATTAGAACTCTGCTGTTTACTGATAGATCCAACTTCTCATCTTTTAGAGAGTCAAAAATATCTTGGAAATCTTTTTTCATAATTTTTTATTAATCTTCGTTATCAAATATGTCAGCCTTAATTGTAGAATCTTCTACCTCTTCAATTACTTCGAAAGGTCCAGAACCGAGCACTTGACTCCATTCATCAGCGTGAGTTAATTTGTACTTATCTAGATCTTTTTTATCGTCAAAGATGAATCCGTGAACTGTCATAATAACTTTTGTTACCGCTGTAACCCCAGTTACGTGATTCTTATCGCAGCTTATTTTTGTTCGCTTAGCGAATTCGACTTCTTTACCTCCTTTGGTCGCTTTGATCTTGTTTGTTCCTGAGGAAGCAATATTACCGAATGTAATAACCAAAGAAGCATCGAAGTACATAGTATTTCCGCCTTTATTACACAATTTAGGTTGGCTCATAATAGTTTCAGGTTTTGCGACCCAAACTTTGTTGATTGCAACCATGGTATTTGTATATTGTTGACTTTCTTTTCTGGATAGGATAACTCTCTGATTGATAAAGTTACCAAATTGCTGACTCATTGCTCCTGCGTTCCATTCGTTGTTGTTCGTAGATTTCTCTAAACTCATTCTGCAAGGAATAGATCCTACTGAATCCCAGAAGAAGCACAAATCGTAAGGTAGATTGCCCCTCTTTTGTTCATCTAAAATATCTGCTATGAAAGCTGATACGTCTTCGATGCAGTTTAGTTTTTCTCTATCTACGAATATAAAGAATCCATTGTAATCGGATACTACACCGTCAGAGTCTGCGACTTCGTTGAATTGTAGTCCCATCTGTCTTGCGTGCTCCCATGACCATTTCATCTCTGTGATAATGAAAACTGGCAGAATACCCATTTTTTGACAAGAAACTGCTGCTTCCAATAGAGCTGTTGTTTTTCCTGTATCTGAGTGACCTCTTAATAACGTAATGTGTCCAATAGGAATCCCTGGTATTTGTAATGCATCTTGAAATGCTGTAGATAGCGGGATCCACTTTTGATCCTTGAATTTAACAGATGTAGAACTCAAGTTTTTGGACTTTTTAAAACTATCTAAATTGAAATTTCCCTTTATCGCTTGGGACACGGTTGCGTTAACTGTTTTTGTTGCTTTTGCCATAAACTTGTTTTAAAAAAATCCCCTCTATCGATTTAGAGGGGACTTGTGAGTGGTTTACAAATCTCCAAATAAATCATCGATTTTGGAATCAATGTTGGATTTTTGTGTGTTAAGTGAGTACTTTGCTGCGGAAGGAGCTGGTGTTTGCCAAGGCAAATCTCCAACGTCTTCTTTCTCTTCTACAGAATCAGCCTGTTGCTTAATCTCTTCCTCAGGATGAAGGTGAGATAGCAAAGCGGCTTTCATTTCTTCGTAAGAGAAGCGCTTAAACAGAGTCGTTGGATCGGGTTGAGTTTCCAACCACAATTTAACTCTATCAGCATCTTCAGAAAGAGGCGTGATTTTGGTTCTAACACGAACTGTAGATGTGTTGTACATCAATCCAGTTGTTTCCTTTCCAGAAGTTTCGACAGTGATGTCTCTACCTTGAATAGGATCTGTGTAATCGCCTACGTCTTCGTCTTCTACGAGAGAAAGCAAATCCATGTAAACTTGTTTACCAAATTCCCAAAGTCTAACGCCTTTGTCCTCTTCACCTCTTACAATTACAGGGACAAATACTCTTAATTTTGGTTCCAATTTTTTTGCAAGAGACCAATTGTCTTTTTCGCTAGATTTTCTCAAACCCTGTGCAAATTCAATAATTGGATCTTTTTCACCGAAGGTGCTTGGAGACACCATCATTTTGTTCCCGATTCCGTAGTGAATGAATACTTCCTTAAAAGGATTCTGCCTGTTGTAGGCAGAAGGAACGATTCTGATTGAATGCTTACCTACTGTAGGCTTCCAAATCGTTAGGCTAAAGTCCTTCTTTTGCCCTCCGCGCGGATTTTGCAACGCGGCTAACCTGTTTTTTAAACTCGATAAATCCATAACTTAATTGTTTTTTTAAATATATAACTGTTTCTTGAATAAAAAAAATTCAATTATACGGTGACAATTTTGTGTATCAACGTATTTAATCTTCTCAAATTGGAATCTTGTGTCAAAAGGACACTGTTTTGGTATTCTTTCCAAGGTATTGGAAATGTAGGATCTAAAACTCCGTTGTTGATCGATTTGATCAATATGTTCAACGCATTAATTGTGTAGAGTGTGTTGCTTTCCTTTTTTCTGTGCAAAAGGATTGTATTTGGTAGGATTCTAGTTTCCTTGTTTTCTGGTTCTATGTTGTATGTGCAAAGATATTCATCAGATTCTGGTGAAGAAAGGACAAATATTTTACCGTAAAGTATTTTGTACTCTTTATTTATTTCCGCAAGTTTTTCGTCTATTTGATCTTTTGGAGAAAAGGTACAAAAAAGTTTATTCGACATGTCTAGTTGGTGTAAGTATAGTATTTCTTCCATAACCTGTGTTTCCGTTTATAAATATGTAGTTTTTACTAGAAAGAGTAATCTTTCCCGTATTTGTGTTTAACAATCATATCTCCTTGTTGGAGTATGTTTTTTATATCGATCAGTGTTTGTTTGCCATCGTCAGCAGAAAAATCAAAAAGAAAAGAATCGTAAGTTATTAATATCAATTTTGTTTTTTTATCTTCTAAATATTCTTGCAGCGCTTCTATCTTTTCTACATTTTGTTTTGTCTCCATGTTTTGAACTATGTAGTTGAATAGTTGCAGCTTGCTCAGCCCCTGTGTTTTCTTTATTGTCCTCCCTGTCGGCAAGACTACTGCTCCAAATGTAT